ATATAAACAAATGAGTTCGGTTGGTTTAGATTCTGTTTTTTGGATAAGTTTTGTAACAATTATTTCAGGTTGTATATTGAAATTAGCGTCATTGTGTTTTCAATCTAAATGTAAAGAATGTACCGTTTGTGGTGGAAGGATTAGGATTATAAGGGATGTAGAAAGTGAAGAAAGGATAAGAGAATTTGAATTAACACATCCACCACAATCAAGTCCTAAAAATGATAATATCAAAGATTTGTCCGAAAAACTTTAGTTTTCCTACAAAGTCTTTTACAAAGACCAAAATAATTTCAAATATGGATTTATAATATTATTCTATATTACTACTTTTTCTCTATTTTTAGAAATATATAAATATCTATATTTCAAATTATTTTACTCTTATAAGTTAAAGGTTTATATATATTATATAGTATATATGGATTACAGTATTGTAGAAAGTGTAAATAGACATATTCAAAAGACAATTAAGGGTTTAAGGGTTTCTGGTTCATTTAAGAGGAAAGAACAACAAATTAATGAATTGGTATATATAACTAAACGAAAACTTGAAGATGTCAATATAGAATTTAATTTAGCCTATACAATAAGAGAAATCATTAATGAACCAACATTTATAAGTTTTTGGTTTGAAACGGATTTTGGATCAATCAAAGTCAATATATATAGAGTAGGTGACAATTATAACTATTTCTACAAATGTCTATATTATGACTTATATTCTGATAAAATTGAAAAGTTAAAGGATATGGCTTTGAAACATAATTATTGCTTAAATGATAATGGTCTTAAAAATGCTATAGGTCAATATATAGACATTATGAATCGAAAGAAATTATATTCCATTTTACAAAGAGTAAAATAATTCTCAAAATGATATTTTAAAACTTTTCTATTTTTTAACTTTTTCTCTTTTATAGGATAATTATAAAATATCATATTTGAAATAATTTTACTCTTAAGGATATCAATATTATATAATATATAGTAATGAATAATATAAAAGGAAGTAATAAAACAGAAGAGCAAGCCCTTGAAGCTAAACAGGTGTTATTATATGGTTTAAACAAAATAGGAAGTAAAATCCTTAAAAAGTATGAAGCTGATTATAAACCAACTAAAAGGGCTTATGTTAGAAAAACCCCAAAAGAAGAGGGGCATCGCCCGCTTAGTGCGGTCGAAGACCCGCTACGCGTTAAAGAGGTTAAAAAAGAAGTAAAGAAGGTAAGAGTTTATGACCCTGAAGAAGCTGATTATGATATATCTGATTTACCATTTTTAAACAGTGAATATGAAAGAATATCTAAATTAGAAATGACTGAAGAAAATGAGGATTTACAAGACAAATTATACGATGTAATAGACCAAATAGAAAGTATAGATAAATATAATAAAAGTAAAGGAACAGGGATAAAGGAAGATAATGCTAAATTTAAAATTTTAAAAGATATTCTTGATTCCTTATTTGATAAACCACCTTTTAAGATAAATCAACAACAATATAATGATGTTATGTATTTACTCAATAAGGGTAAATTAGATGAAGCAGAAACCCAATTAACATTTCTAATACCTAAAGAGAAAGGTAAAGCAGTTATTAATGCCCCTGTTAAAGTAAAAGGTAAAATTACAAAAGGTTCTCCTGAGGCGTTAGCAAGAGCAGAGAAAATGAGATTAGGTAAAGAGGCTAAACGAATAGCAGAAGGAAAACCACCTCCAAAAGGTAAATATGTTAAAAAGGTGAAAGAATTAGAACCATATTATAATATTGGTGAAATACCTTCTGGATTTAGGGAAGCAACTGAACATGAAGCCGTTATAAATGGAAAGGTTAGTTATTGGGGTAAATATGAAGTAAATCCTGAAGTAATCAAACAGTTTAATAATGTTGGTTTTTTGTTCAAATCAGATTTAACAGTTCCAGAAAGTAAATTATTAATTGGTAGAATGATAACCAGAATGAAAAGCGCTTTAAGGGATATACCATTTGTTGAAAATAGACTTGAAAATATCGAAGTAAAAGGTAAAGATTCAAAGTATTATAAAAACAAAGCTGATATCGAACAAGAAGGTGATTTATTAAAGGTAAAATATAAAACCGCTTCAAAGATGATAGATGTATTAGTGAATCATATTAAAAAATCAGAACCATCCTTTACAAGTGTTATAAAGCCTAAAAAGGAAGTCAAAATTGAAGAGGTGATGAAAGTTTCAGAAAAGACCCCAGAAGTTCATATAAGGGTTATTCCAGATCCAAGAAAGCCGAATCCTAAACCAGTGCCTAAAAAAGTAAAAAGTCAAATTATGGATACTATGACTTGGATGGAAAAAACAGGGAAACATGTAGATATCGAATCTAAAGTACATATTAAAGCGGGTTTAAATCCTAAAATCAAAGGTATGTTAAAAAGTAATTTAAATGACCAAATTGATAAAGAAATTTCAGGTAAAGGTTTTAAATCTAAAAAGATGTCTATTGATAATACATATAACGATAAAATGAATCATCATGAATTAGTAGAACATCATTTAAAAGGTCTTATGCATCATTTAAGTAAAGCAGGTATTGGAGGAATGGGAATTAAACATGCTTTTGAACATTTAGGTCATCAAATTGAAAGTGCTGGCGAAGACGCTAATAGTGCTTTATCAAAAACCAATACTTATCAAGCATTGGCTAAAGGTAAAAACATGACAATAGGAGATTTAGGAAGCTCATATATCGGAGACGTTAAAGCAGGAGCTTCAAAAATGGGAATGGGAGTTAGAAGAAGAAAAACAGTTTTATCAGATTCAGAATCTGATTCCGAAGTTCCAAAATCAGGAAGAGGATTTAAAAAGGGTAGTGCTGCCGCAAAAGCTCATATGGCTAAAATCAGAGCAATGAAAAAATGCTAAGTCCTGATGACCAGACATTAAACGGCTTGGGTTTTAAGGATTATCATTTAACAGGAGAACTTAAACCTATAATAGGAAGACAGGGAAATAAATATACCGCCCGTCATATAATATTAAAATACATTCCAGAAAGTGAAATTTACATTGAACCATTTTTAGGATCAGGGGCTATTTTCTTTTCAAAACCTAAAAGTAAGATAAATATACTCAATGACCTCAATAAACCCACAATAGATACCTTAAAATTGATTCAGAAGGCTCCAAATGATAAATCCTTATATCCATCTGACTTAGATAGTATTTCTAAATTAGAATCATTTATAGGTAAGAATTATAAGGATATACCTTCTCAAATAACAAAATATAGAATTGAACAAATGGGTGGTTATATGGGACAACCTGTGAGAAAAAATAGAAAAGTCATAGTGTTAAGAAATCCTTTTAGTACATTACAACATATTGATTTATATCAAGATAAGTTAAAAGGGGTTAAGTTATTATCTCAAGATTATGAAAAGGTTATTAAAGCCTATGATTCACCAAAAGCATTTATATATTTAGACCCGCCGTATGAATTAACATTACCGAATAATGAATCTGGATATGCTGGAGGTGATTTTGATTTTGAAAGACTTAATAAGGTTTTACATAATATCAAAGGTAAGTTTTTAATGTCTTTAAATGATAGTCCTTCAATAAAGAAGTTATTTTCAGACTTTTATATTAAAGAAGTAAATATTCCAATAAATCGAAATCCTAAATTTAGGAAAGAGGTTTTAATATCCAATTTTAAGATTTAGTTATATTATACATATATATGTATGATAAGTTCGTTATTTATAAAATCAGTCATTTGGAAACTAACAATAGTTATATTGGTTCGACATGTAACTTTAGTAGTAGGAAATCACATCATATGAAGAATGTGTCAAATAAAGTAGGCAAATCGTATTGGTCACGGTTATATCGATTTATAAGGGATAATGGAGGATGGATTAAGTTTAAAATGGAAATCATTGATTCTTACCCATGTAATACCCATGGTGCGGGTAAATTGAGAGAACAACACTTTATTGACCTTATTTCTCCTTCTCTCAATACAAATGATAGTTATAAGTTTATAGGTATAAAAGAAATAGAATAAGGTACTCTAAAGGTTGGTACTAAGAGTAAAATAATTCTTAAAATGATATTTTAAAACTTTTCTATTTTTTAACTTTTTTCATTTTATAGGATAATTATAAAATATCATATTTGAAATAATTTTACTCTTTGTAAAAGAGTACTTAGGAAAACAAATTATTTGTTTTTCGGAAGTATATAAAGTACTTAAAGATAGATTCATATTATATTATATAGATGTCTGAAATAGAACCCGTAGAAGTTATATATAGAGAACCAAACGAAAATGAAATCAATATGTTAAAAGGAACATTTAAACCAGAAGAACTTATTGAAATTGAAAAAACTGAAGAAGTTAATAGAGATTTAAGAAAGGAATATATTACTAAAGTAAAAGTAATTGCTTTACATACATGTGGTAAAGGATTATTAGACAATCCTTCATATATGTCATATAAAGATAAGAATGAAATTATGAAATGTATGGAAAAACTATTAAATGAAACAGAAGAAGATATAACAGAAAAGTTTAACATTTTGATTTCGGAAAATTTATTTAATAGCAAGACTAATTTTGAGAAATTATACAACAAATAGAAATTATAATTTAAAGATATAAAAGATAATCAATTCATATTATATATATAATATGAGTGGGCAACCTTATCGATACGCTTCAGACAAAGAAAGATTCAGAGCTGAGTATATGGCTAATTTAAACTTAAGAGCCGAATTAGACAATACGACATTACAAGCCGTTAAAACATATGTTTCCAATGGTTCATTACCTGCTGTATCTCAGATGCAAGATACAAGAACTACTGCAGAGAAGCTAATGGATTTAAATGGTCTTAAACAAAACATAATTAAAGACTTTGCTTCAATAATGGATGCTAATATTGCCGAATCATTGATACAAGGTATATTACAATCACCGTTAAATATAGACAATAGACTTTTAGTATTTATAGCCCAAAGAGCCCCTGAAATAGTTCAACAATTGACTAAACTATATAAATATAAAATCAAAGGTGATAGTAATGATATATTTACTTTCGTAGAGTTTATAAATAACATGTACGCTACTAAAAATAATTCAACCGCAAGTATGAAATCATTTATGAATAGAGGATATGATAAAAGTTCCGGAATGGCTAATACTAATGATTTAGAAATATTTGTTCAGGATTTAAGAAATATGTTTTCTTTATTAGCATCGAAATCACAATTTGGTAAAGATGAATTAACTCCTAATCCAATGACAACTTATAATGAAGGGATTGCTGGAAATATAAGACCTTTGAAAGTAGGTCAATATGGTTTTGCACATATTGACCATAGTATGATTTTAGAAAATATACAAGAGAAGGTAAATCGATTAATATACTACTTACCTAATGATGTACAATTAGAAGGATTAAAACGTGCTATTGTTGAAAATCAATTTTTATCTATTCAAGCACAACCAGATATATACAGATTTATTGAATTTTTAGAATGGATGACTCAATCAATGCCTAATAAGGAGTTTTTAAAATCTTTGTCTAATAGTGTTAAATCAATTATTGATGATAGTAGAAGAACGGGTAAAAGTCTTGATAATAACTTAATAAGTACTAATTTAGAACGTATATGGGAATTAATTCCAATAGTTCCTCAAAATCTTGAAGCATTAGATTTTGCTACTTTTGGAAATTTACCACCAGATCCGAGATTAAATAGAGGGAATGTGCCACCAGTACAACCAGTATATGAAGAAGAATATGATATTCCACAACCAAAACGCACAGCGGACGATGTCCCAGAACCAGAACCTCGACAATCAGAACCTCAACAACCATTATTAAGGCAAGGAAAACAAAATGTAAAAGAACCTGAATATTATGAAAATGATTTAGAAGACTATATGGGAGGTATTAATAGTAATCTCCCAGTAAGACAAAGTAAAGATTCAGGTGGAAGTAGAGGTAGTCTTTCACAACTTAATCCAAATGAAGGATTATATCCAGCAATTCCAGAATCTAAATCTATTAGAAGTCAAAGTGAATCAACATTACAACCAAAAAAAGGAATTTTAAAATCACCTATTGAAGTGTCAAATGAACCATTAGATAAGTCTCATAAAATATCAGGAGCTGAAATTAATTATTGGAGTAATGCTATTAATGATTTAACTAAAACAATGGATGAAAATAACAAAAAAATCATTTCTAATAGAGATCCGTCTAAAAAGGATGATTTCGAAAATGAACGTTTGAGACTTATTGAAATATCATATGATTATGTTAATCTTATGTCAGAGGATGGTTTTAGACGTGATGAAATTGAAGCGATATTTGAAAAATCAGCAAAATCTATAAAAACTACACCTGTTAGTGTAAAAAAACAACCAAAGCATGAAGTAATATCAAACAAAAAGGGAATTGCTATAACAGAATACAACGATGCTTGGGTGGATTTATATACTAATATAGCTAAAAATAACAAAGATAAAGCATCCGAAGGATGGGAAGATAGGTCAGATAAGTTAAATAAGATTGGTGGTCAAATTATAGCAGCAATGAAAAAAGACGGATTTGAATCAGATGAGATAAAGAATTATAGGGAGAATATTAAGGCTAATTTGAAGGGAACAGTTGGAGGGGATGGATTACCTAAAAGACGCAGAGGAAGACCAAAAGGTTCAGGAATTAAAATACCAGTTGAGGATAATATAGATAGAAGTCAAGGAATTGAACAATCTTTAAAGTTTAGTCCTTTTGGTAAATATTTAATCCACAATGGGAAATTGAGGGATAATGTTATATCCCTTAAAAATATCAAAGGTGGTAATGTAATAGGCTTACCCTCTAATAAAGTTTCTTCTCATTTTGGTAAAGTTATGAAAACTATAATTGGTGGCGGATTACCTTCTTTTAATGATATGAATGGACTTTCAGAAGAAGAAAAGAAGTATTTATATCTTATATCATCTAAGGCTAATATAGTTGATAAACTCAATATACCAACTCCATCAAAAGACCAAGAAGAGAAGGATTTACATTTATTTGAAGTTTATAAAGGTGAAGTTATGGCTGGTAATGATTCTAAAGAATTAATTCAAAAGTTCAAAGCGTTATTACTAAAACTATCTAAAAATGGGTCTTTACCAAAACAACAAGTAAATGAAATACTAAATGAAATATTACAACTTGGTTATTAGTCTCATTTCATCTACTCAATTTAAGTATTTGTCAATATAGTTTAACTATATATAATGAGCACGGCAGGAACTTATCAATATTGGTCTAAAATTCAACATCCAAATTCAGTTTTACCACAAATGACTTCAGACGGTAATTTACCCCCTATATTCTTTGGTGGGTCACAAGTACCCATTAATTTGGGAATTAAAAATGGGTCTGGATTCAATAAGAAATATATAAACTCATTTGATTTAAAAGACAATCATCATTTAAACGGTAGAGGAATACATACAACTTATGAACATACTAATAAAATAATGTTTCCAAAGCATTTTAAAAGAATCTAAAAACTACTTTATTTAAGAACTTCTATATATTATACAATATATAAAATGTTTTACATAGTCATGAACTCAACAAATCTTATTCCAGATGGTCAAAATAATAAACTAAAGTATAACTTTCCAAACTCAGTAAATTTAAAAGATAAATTTATAGCCGTATCATCTATAAGTATGTATTATAGTTGGTTTAATATCACAACCGCATTGATAAATAACTATTTTACGTATTCTTGGATTTCTGGTGCTGGTAATACTGTACATACTTTTACTATTAATATTCCTAATGGATTATATCAAATAGCGGATTTAAACAATCTTATTCAATATGCATGTATAGCTAATGGAACATACTTTATAAATGCATCAGGTGTTAATACATATCCTTTTGAATTTATATTAAACGCACCAAGATACGCGGTTCAGATCAATACATACCTTTGGCCTACTACATTACCTGCTGGAGCGTCATTACCCATTGGTTATCCAAATGGTGCTTTATCAACAACAACTTTCAATTCAATTGTAACTTTACCCGCTAAGTTTAATGAGATTGTTGGTTATACTGCTGGATTCACTACTGATAATAATTTAGCAAATGCTTATACACCACCTATTTCACAATATGTTTCAAAAAGTTCAATAGGAACTTTAAGTTATATTTCTACTCAAGCACCAAATGTACAACCTAATAATACGGTCATTTTCTCAATTTCAGGTTTAAATAATCCATATACTCAACCAAGTAGTATTATTTACTCATTAAACCCCTCAGTAGGAGTAGGACAACAAATATTTGAAACACCTCCAAATTATGCTTGGTGTAAGTTTATTGACGGAACTTATAATAGTTTGACTTTAGCATTATTAGGTAATGATTTACAACCTTTAATTATCAATGATCCAAATATGACTTTCTTATTTGTAATTAGGGATAAAGATGAAGCATTTTTAGGAAGTAAATAGAAAACGCATAGTGGGTCTTCGACCACACTAAGCGGGCGATGCCTCATTTTACAAAGAGTAAAATAATTTCAAAATTGATATTTTATATATATCTCTATATTATTACTTTTCTCTATTTTTAGAAATATATTAAATAGTATATTTCAAATTATTTTGGTCTTATATAAATCAATTAAAGATATCATTATATATATACTTATATAATGAATAATGAAATCAACGAACAATACCTTACAAACCTTTTTGAACAATTTCAAACTGAAAGGAATAAACTAATGTTAGATTTAAAGAATGATAAGGAACTAACCCATGAAAAAGAGATTTTACCCAAATTAACCATTTTAGAAGGAATGTCAAAAAGTGTCTTAAAGTATAGAAATCTAATAATCAAAAACAAATTGAAAGGATTTTGAACCTTTAGGTTCAAAGCCTTGTGAAAAGATTAAATAATTTAATCTATTCAAAAGGATTTTAAAGAATCAGTATATAAGTCTATTATATACATGAGAACTATAGTTAAATTACCATTTTCAAATGCTTCAATGAATAGCCATACGGGAAAATTACGCTCAACTGGTTTTGGATTAGCAACACATATGTTAGGACGTGGAAACGGATCTGTTTTATTAAGAACTGGTGGAGGAGGTGCTGGTTCATCATATATGGATATAGATGATTATATTCATACAACTGGTATTGACCCAAATAAACGAAGTACGATAGGTAAGGGTTTATCATCTTTGAGTTCTAAATTACAAAACTTATCCGCTAAACCATTATCAACAGTTCGTAAAAACATAGTGATGAACATATAATGCTTATTTCAATTTTTAAGAAATCTACTTAAATTTATACTGATATAGATTTAATATATAAATGTCTGACAAATTAGTTTTCGATTTATCTCAAGAAATAGAAGGTTCGCCAAATGTGTTTATTAGAAAGGATTGGTTGAACATCCTTGATAATCAGAATCAAAATTACAATAATAATCAATCGGTAGTTGATACAAGTCAATTAAGTAATTCCAATAAGTGGATGAATTACAGGGAAGCGTATTTTTCCATTCCAATGTTATTAACAATTGGAGCAACTGATGTTACTGCTTTAAATGGTGGAAGTAATTTTCCTTTTTGTACTTCAACAACTGCAACACTTGGAGCATATAGTATTGATTATGCATACGGTCTTAAAAATTGGTTTGGGTCTGTTATACATTCATTTACATTAGATTATAACGGTACAACTATTATACAACAAACTCCCCTATCCAATATGTGGAATGCCTTTAAATTAATGACATCTCTTTCGTATAACGATTTATTAACCCAAGGGGATATAATTGGGTTCTATCCCGATGATGCTACTTCATGGGAATGGGCTTATACTAATCCTGTTAGTACTGCACCAACAACTGCAATTTCATTTAAATCTGGAACTGGTGTATGTAATAATACTGTAGGTGGTTCTTATGGTCAAGATGTTCAAGTTGATGAAATAGCAGGATATAATTCATATAATTCAGCATCAGGTAATAATGGATATACTCGAAGAATACAAAATATTAATTTTAACTTAAACGGTATTCCATCACTTCTTGCAGCAACTTTAACCGCTACTGGATCACCAACTGGTTATGTTGGTGCTCCGTACGGTGCATTATTAAATGGTTGGTCTTCTGCAAATAATGCAACTGCTGCCGCAATTAATGGTACATCATCAACTATAAATTTAATTTGGAAAAGTTATATTTCTGCTTGTGGAAGTAATTTTCAACAAACATCAATTGTAGCAACTGTATATTTAAAACACGTCCATTCATTCTTTAACATGGTTCCACTACTTAAAGGTGTTTTTATGAAAATGACTATGAATTTGAATAATGCTTCTTCAACTGTTTATTGTCAATCATATGATACTGCTCGTTCTAGTGCAAGAGTTACTTCAATGATATGTACTTCTGTTTCAGTAGCAACTGGTGGTATAAATCCTATAATGGTTTCTGCTCCAGTTTCTTCTGCCGTTAATAGTGCAAGCGGTGGTATAAATTTAACTCAAAGTGGGTCTTCTAATTTATTTCCAACTGGTACTGCTACTGCATCATCTTGTATTGGTTATACACTTAATTTATCAATTGGTGCGGTATGTTTGAATAATACTTTAAATACTTCAATAGCTGCATCCCTTGCTTTAGGTACTGCTGGTCAATATGGTTCAAATGGTGGTCAATTATCAAAATCAATTTATTTATATATTCCTGCTTATACATTTAATCCTCCTTTCGAACAAGCATATTTATCTTCTCCTACTAAAGTTATTAAATATACTGATATATATCAATATCAAGTTCTTAATATAGGTAGTGGTGCTCAATTTAATAATTTATTAACCAATGGTATTGCTAATATCAAATCTGTTTTAATCTTACCATTCTTTTCATCTTCTGCTAATGCTGGAAGTAATATAAGTACACCTGCTTATGGTGCGGGTGCTGGTTTTGCTCCTACAACAACTTTAAGTTCAAATACTGGATTTTTAAGCGGTACTCCAGTTTGGCAAAGTCCTTTTGATACTGCTGGAACTGGTACAACTTCACCATTGGTATTCTTAACTAACTTTAACGTACAAATAAGCGGGCAAAATGCTATATACAATGTAGAAAAGTACGCTTTTGAACAATTTAATAATCAACTTCATGGACAAAATTCAGTCAATGGTGGACTTACTGATGGTTTATGTTCTGGTCTTATTGGAAGAACTCAATTTGATATGAATTATTGCTATTACTATATTAATGTTGAAAGAATGTTACCAGTTGAGGAAACTGTTCCAAAATCAGTCCAAATATTAGGTAATAACTTATCTTCAAGAGCATTGGATTTCTATTGTTTCATTGAATATGGTATGGAAGTTAAGATTGACGCACTTACGGGGGCTCGCGTTTAACACCTTGATTAAAACAACTAATTTGATTTAAGTCTTTGACTATATAATATTATATAGATGGACAGTGAATTTGAATTCATAAAAGGATATATCAACTTATATAAAATCAATAAATCAGGAGAAATATTCTCATGTTGGTATCAAAGAAATATGACCCATATAACTAATGAAGACGGGTATAAATTTGTTAATTTAAAAGTAGATGGTAAAAGACATAAATGTTTAATACATAGACTTATAGCATTACAATGGATTGATAATCCTGATAATTTACCAGAAGTGGATCATATAGATAGAAATCGTTTAAACAACTCAATTGATAATTTAAGATGGGTTAATAAGATAACTCAAAATCGAAATAAGGCTAATTATAAGGATAACTTAACCCCTGAACAATTACAGGCTCGAAAAGATAGAACCAAAGAAAGAGCAAGATTATGGGCTACTAAAAAGAGAAGAGAATTAGGAAAACCTGAAAGAATCTTCAAAGATGATGTTTTATAAGACCAAAATAATTTCAAATATCAATTATATATAATATCTTATATATTACTACTTTCTCTATTTTTTAGAAATATATTAAATTATATATTTCAAATTATTTTTGTCTTATAGATTATGATTTATATCAATCTATTATAACAACTTAAAAGCATATCATTATAACCTTATTATATAATGCAACATATTGAAATTGCTCATCCAAGTATTGGACAAATTAGAAAAATGAGAAAGGGTTTATCAGTAAGAATTAAACAAGGTACAGGTTTTAACTTAATTGTACATCCTAATACATATAACCAAGTATCTAAAACATTTTCAAAGAATAAAGGAATTGAAGTTACTTTATCTCCTGCAGAATTACAAGTAAATGCTGAAGAAGCCCCATCAATGGAAGGTGGTTCTATTTTTGGTAAGAAATTTGACAAGAAACATCCTTCATTGACAAAATCATTATATGCCGTTGGATCTACTTTAAAACCAATGGCTCAAGAAGCCCTTAAACAAGGTATAGATTATGGTGCTACTGCTTTAAAAGCATATGCTCCTGAATTATCTCCTTTTATTGACGTAGGTGCTAGAAAACTAAATAATGCTGGTCAAAGTTATATTAATGATCCAGACGCTACTTATAGAAAAGCAAGAAATACCAGAGATGCTATTAAAGGAATGAATGATAATTCAAATGCTGGTGGTTCTCGTTCAATGCCTGATATGTCTATGTATGCTAAAATGGCTAAAGCTGAAGGTAACAAAAGATTAAACGAACATATGGGTACTAATTACGACTATATGTCAAGAGCTGGTTTAGAACATGCTGGTACTAATGCTTTACAGGCTAAATTAGATAATAGTGCTTTTGCTCAAAAATATGCAGCCCCTTTAATGGAACATGATTCTTCTGGAGATGGTTTTAGACATTCTATGGGTTATGGATTTGGAGGTTTTAAACGAGAAGTTGGTTCAATTGGTAGAGGTTCTGGAATGATTGGAAGAGGAATGTATTTACCCCCTGCTATGATGTCTCAACCTTCAGGTGCTAATTTCCAAATGCAACATTTCTTACCTCCTCAATATCATCAATACTGGAATCCCGCTGTAGAACATTCTTATTCTGGTATGGGTTTAGGTGCTGGATTATATTTGTGAGTAATATGCTTAGATAATTATTTAATTTAAAAACGTGTTTATATAATAATATATATATATGTCATTAACAGATACTCAAATTACAGATTTATGTAAAAGAATGAGAATACCATTAGGAGGGGTTTATTTCAAAGATGAATTACCTTCTAAACTTGAATTTGATAAATCTTACTTTATTAATATGGAAGATAGCGTAGATGAAGAAGGAAATGAAAATGATGGTTCTCATTGGTGTTTTGCTCAAATAAGGAAATATCCAAATGATAAATTAGAATCGATATATTTTGACCCATATGGACAACCACCCGCTGAAAATGTTAAAAAGATAATAAAGGATACTACTGGTCATAATGGAGTTCCTTTTACTGAAAAAGACGTCCAAAGTCTTATGAATAATGCTTGTGGTTTTTATTGTTGTGCTATTGCTCATTATATTAATGCTTCTGGTTATAGAAGTAATAATTTATATACTGATGTTGATGACTTTATGGATATGTTTGATGACCTTAATAAATCTTGCGATTTCAAGAAAAATGAATTTATTCTAAAACACTTTTTTAGGGCTGAAAATCCTGAATTAAGAAAGGAAATAGATGTTATTAAACCAATTGAATCAATATCTTCAGAAGACGAAAAAGGAGGTAAAGATGCCTTTAAAATGGAGGTTGAAGTTAAAATGATGCCTAAATCATAAACCATATAAAGACAAACACATTATATATATTATAGATATGTCCGAAGACAAAGAAATAGTAAAAGTGTACTCTTCATATACACCCGCTCAGAAACGAGCAACACAAAAGTATAGAATCAATAATAAGGATAAGGTTAATGAACAACGTAAAAAGTATTACATTACAAGAAAGGAAAAAGACCCTGAATTTCTGGCTTACAAACGAGCAAAAGCAAAGGAATATTACCAGAAAAAGAAGGGCATTTCCAAACCTGATACAGTCATAGTCACAGTACCAGTTGTTGAAGAAATCATCATCCCCGAGCCTATTATTGAGTCCATACCTGATGTTATTGAGGTAGTTGAAAAGAAAAAGAGAAAAGTTACTAAAAAAGCAATATCTATCCCTGAACCCATTAAAGTAGAAGAAATCAAAGTTGAAGAAATTAAAGTTGAAGAACCGAAAGTTAAAAAAGAACGAAAACGAAAAGCAAAAGCAATTAAAGATTAAAGTAGTATATATAGTATATGGATTATATCAGTAGTGACGAAGAAGATTATGATAGTGATTATACATTAGAAACAATAACAGATGACGGTTCATTAGATTTATCAGATGATGAATATAATGATAGAGAAGATTTAACAAAAGGCGATTTAGAGTACGAAAAGTACAAACATACATTAAGCGATTTTATCGAGGATGACCTTATAGAGGATGATGAAACCAAAGATTTAATTCAAGACATTGTCAGAGAATTATCAAAAGGTAAATTATCTAATAAAAGGTCACCTATTGAACGTATCGAAGAAATTATATTAAAGCGATTAAAAGAATAAAAGTAATTTAAGATTTTAACAATATATTATATATATAGTATATGGTCAGTATAGAAGAATTAGACGAAGATGAAAATATAACTTATTATCCTACCATGAATCATTTATTAGCATTAAATGAAATGAGAGGAAATTGGACAAAGGTATTTACAACCCTTAAAATGTATTATGATTATGATTTAGACATAGACCCTTTAATGGAATGTGTTACTAAAATTTACTTTCTAAACGCAAGGGAAGAACCCGAATCTGTAAAATATGATTCAGAACCTGATAGTGATATTGATTCCGATTGGGACGAATATTAATTTAATTTAACTTAAGTGTATATATGGATAACTATATATAAATGAAGAAATATAGTTTAATAACTAAACCTACAGATGATGATATAAGAGATGCTGTAAAATATCAGGGTAATATCCCTTTATTATACGAAGAGATTAAAGAAGCCCTTGAAAGTGGTGTAATGATTACTATGACTTATATAAAAGACGGTATTACGGTAAAAATTATAAATCAGGCTGAAAAACATCAAATAGTATATTGCCCTAATTGTTATGGTGGAGTATATATTGAATTATTGAATTGTGGTATATTTGTACATGCTTGTTTAAAGGCTAATTTCTCACAGGTTAATCCTCATATGTGTAAAGAGGATATAGAGGCTTTAATGAAGGATGATTTAATTTGGGGATGTGGAAAACAATTTAAGGTTGATCCAAATGAAAAAGGTTATTTAGTTGAAGAATGTGAAAACCTTTAAAGATATGGTTATATATAGTATTAACCTTCGCACTAATGGTCAAAGTGGTATTTTTACGGATATGACATGTATCATTGACTTTGTAGTTTATATAGATTACAAATTATTGAGTTTTATAAGAGTAAAATAATTTGAAATATAATATTTAATATATTTCTAAAAATAGAGAAAAGTAGTAATATATAGATAATAATATAAATCCATATTTGAAATAATTTTGGTCTTAGAAAAACCGTTTAGTGTAAAAATCTAAAAAATCAAAATTATATTTACAAACGACTTATCGAGGCAAAAAACGCATTTTTAGGTCACCTATACGAAATGAAATTATCAATAGACCCTTTAAAAACGAAATAATTATGTGAGTCATATAACCCCCTTACTCCATAAAATAAATGGTTTTATAGGGTATAGCCTTACTCCGAATAATTTCTTATTTTTAATTAAAATGGCTTAAAGTTTTGGGTATATATATATATATAAATGAGTAGTGTATATATGAACAATATTGATTTTAGAACCAAAGAGCAATATTTACGCGATATGACTAAATCACGTAGAAAGTCTGTAAATGCCTATTATGATATAATCATTGACCCAGATTTATCACCTCATGCTAAAGCCTTTTTAAAGACCAGATTAGACAGCATTGAAACATTCTATTTTAATGAACTTGGATGTAAAAAACAGAATTACGATATACGCAATAAATTAGGTTATTTGATACGGAATATAGAAAATTATTAATTTACCAAGATAAGGGCTTTTAGGCTATATGTATAATATATAATAACGCGGTTAGGGTAGGTCAATAAGGAAATTAAGGGGTCTATTAATTAATATTAGAAATAGCTTAAGGATATCAGTAATTAAAAATTTTTAATTACTGTCTTTATATCATTTTAACCAATATTAATTAATCTCTTGCTTAACATTCGTTAAACACTCGAATACATATAGCCTAACCGCCCTTATTTTAGTAATTTAAAGTTATGACCCTATATATTATATAGTAATGAATAACAAAACAGAATTGAAAAACACATTTTATGACTTGATATATCTAAGAGATATTTCAAATCCAAAATTACAAAAGTTATTGAATCAAGATAATTCAACTATCAATACACATCTATACAATGCTGGTTCTCTTATATGTGAAAATAAACTTTTAAATAAGGATAGTAAGGAAATATTATATAATCACATAAAAGAGAATTTAAAACCAGATACATCACCATAATATATAGGTTCATTTCTATAAGAGTAAAATAATTTGAAATATATAATATTATATATTTCTATATATAGAGTAAAAGTAGTAATATAGTATATATATAATATTATATATTTGAAATAATTTTACTCTTATAAAACTCAATTATTTACGTATTCCATTCATAGCCGTATTAGACATTAAACTTGAATAATAATCTGAAATTGATTTATTTACTGTATTACCTAATTGTTGGTTTTTCTGTTGTAATTCAAGTGATCCAATACCTTCATTATCTGATGCTTCGGTTTCAGTATTAGATTCATCATTATCTTCAATTTCATCATCAACTCCTCGTCCTTTAATCTTTCGCGGTCTTCCTCGTTTCTTTTTGGTTTTTTCCTTATATACCTTTTCACGCCTTTCAAGGTCTTTATAATAGTCAGAACCCGCTTTCTTTTGCTTTTTATCCCTATGAGTTAGATAAGCATTCATTATAGTATTATAGGCTTGTTTATGAGCGGGATTAAAATATTCAACATCGTATGTATCAGTTATTGAACCGCCTTTCATCATTTTACCATCTCTTTTAAAGTCTTCTATACTCTTGTGAAATTGTGCTAATACAGATGGTATGCTTTTCATAATTGCATCTACTTCTCTTTTCATATCTTTTTGTGTTTCCATTATATATTATGATATATACCTATCCTTTTAAAACAAATTTGTTTATTGGTATTTTGACACCTATGAGATGAGATTTCTTTCTTGCATCTGCTGGTGCGGTTATTCTATAAGTATCTAATATATATTGATTATCTATTAAACTATCATTTGTAAAATCATATATACCAATGATATATTTATCTATACCTTTATCATCTTTTCCAAAAGGAAATCTCATAGTAAGTGTATTATTATAATTATGCTTTTCTGTTTGTAAAACAGAATTTAAAGTTTCATTTAATCTTTTAGCATATATACCATTCTCATCATCTGTTTTCTTCTTTTCTAAACTAATTGTCTTTCTTTCAGAATTCATTTTATTCTTCCATAATGGTTTTATATGTTGTTTAACAAAATCTATTTGTTGAAGTGTATTAGGATATACTTTATCATTACTTCTATTAGGATTGTTTAAATTTTCAACATCATATTTATTAACAGTAATACCAACGCCAAAATAAGGACGTGTAGCATAAAAATCCTTTTCAAATTTAATAGGGTCTTTTAATCTTATATCGTCTGGAAATTTATCCTTTATTGTTTTATACCATTCAGACATCATATATAGATTATAATCATATAGAGTTCTATAATCTAAATTAAGAAGAGCACCATAGTCTTTTGCTTCATTATTATAATGATTATCCATATCTATATTATCCGAACAAAATTGTTTAGATGCAGGAGTTCCATTCATTATTTCCCAATAATCATTTTTTGAAATTTTACCACTATGATATTCTTCAAAAGCATTTTTCTTAACTAATCTATCAACTTTAATTAATATTAAATCAGAAACTTGTAAATTAGTTTGTTCATTATTAAATAGATTATTTGAAATTGGATTATTTTCACCACATAATCCAAATTCAAATTTACCACCAGAATTAGAATAATCTGTATAATCAATATCATTTCCGTGTTTATTCTTATCTCGTTGTTTATTTAAATGTTCTATTTCAGAGTCTAATATATATTTATCAGCATTTACACTTAACATTTCATTAGTAATTATATTCCTATCTGAAATTTGATTTAAATCAAATAAGGATTTAAATTCATTTACCACTTCTATATTACCTTCATTTGACATTATAATTTCATCCAAAGTATCTAATACTTTGTTAAATATTGTTTGTTCTAAATGTTCATTAACAGATTTAGCAATCTTATCTTCTGAATTGAGAATTGATGTCTTATATGGTTGTTGTTTTGTTTCTTTATGTGCAAATGATAAAGTTTCGTTTTTATCTGGTTTTGACATAACTATTTCACCGTTTATAATTGATGCTTTTGCAGGAATTCTATATATACTACCTAATTTATCTAATTCATCATTGTAATCTAAATTCAAAAGAATTTTATCTTTTATTATATTACCCAACCGTATCCTTTCATTATGTAATGATGAAGGATTTTCATCACCTATTTCACGAAGCCAAGTCTTTCGTTCTGTTTCATTTTCATAATCCTTATATTCTATATATGGTTCTCTATATGGTATATACTCTTCTTCCTCTTCATTTTCTATTTGTTCATAACCTGTTCTATCTTTATCCTTTTTAAATATTCGTAATTCTTTATATCTATTAAAATCATCAGCAACCAGAAATTGAGTTTCTTCGTCATAAAAACCGTTAATATCCTTTACTTTACCATCAGTTTTATCTTTAATATTCTGTTTAAGTTTATCATATTCATCTTGTTCATCTGGGGTCAATGCACCTCCAATCATTCTACTATCAAAAGGTGAATTATAACCCTTAACACTATATTCCCTAACCGCTTGTTTGACGTCTTTCATTAGGTTTTCATGATGTTCTCTAATATAATCCTTTGAAAAGTAAAATCGATTATTTCCTTCAGCCCTTGAAAGTTTAATCCTTTTAGGTGAAATAATAGTTCCTTCTTTGATATAAATAGCAATAGCACCACCAATTGCTCCTATTTTATCCCTTTTAAACGCATCATATGTATTCTTCAATTCAGTCATGATTATATTCTTCCCAATCATTTTATCTATATGTGGTTCAAGTTTCTCTAAAGCCTTATCCGTAGTCTCTTGTAAATCATTACCAGTACTTAATTCAATAACTTGCTTCTTTGTGACAGCATAATAACCATATTTAGGATATTTTGAAATTAAGTTATCATATGTATCAATTCCTACACCTGACATATGTCTATTGGGTTTATAACCCAATCCATTATTACCATTACCATATATACGCATATGATTTATTAAATCATCATGATTCATCCTTTCATAATATTGGTTCATCTCATGTAAATTCTTGAAATTCATTATAATGAACTATATACTTATATATTTAAACTTTACATATTAAACAGACATAAATGAATATTAAGATAGTCATATATTATGGATATCAAAATTAAAGAATTATTAAAGGAGAAAAGACCAAACTTATCAGCTTCATCATTAAAGACTTATGCATCAATCCTCAAAGGGTTGTATTATACTGCTTTTGACACTGAAGATTTCGATGCTTCTAAATTTGACAATACAAAACGGATTTTACAAGTTTTAAAAGATGTAAATCCAAGAACGCGTAAAACATACTGTTCCGCTTTATTTGTAATTTCAGATAAACCAGAATATAAGAAAGTTATGATATCAGATATAGAAGAATATAATGATGAAGAGGGTAAGCAAGAAAAGACTGATAAACAAGAGGATAATTGGGTAGAGAAGGATGATATTATAAATTTGTTCAAATCCTTAGAAGATGATAATAAGCATATTTATAAGAAGAAAAATATTTCAAATTCAGACTTTCAACATTTACAGAATTATATTATTTTAGCATTATTAGGAGGAATATATATTCCTCCAAGAAGAAGTAAGGATTTTGTTGATTTCAAGATTAAGAATATAAACCCTGAAGAAGATAATTATTTAAAGGGTGATAAGCTTTATTACAATAGTTATAAGACGGCTAAAACATATGGGTTACAGGTTGTAGAAATACCTAAAGAATTGAGTAAAATCCTTAAAAGATGGATTAAATTGAACCCTACTGAATATCTTCTTTTTGACTCAAATCAGAATAAACTTTCAAATGTTAAACTAAATCAAAGGTTGAATAAGTTATTTGGTAAAAAAGCAGGAATCAATCAAATGCGTAAAACCTATATGACTGATAAATATAGTGAGACATCTAAACAATTAAATGAGATGGCTAAAGACTTTAAGAATATGGGTTCATCTACTCTACAGCAGAAAATCTATATAAAACCAAATTAATATTATTACTTATATGACATCACCTAACAATCCTTATTACTTATTACCTTTAGTAGATGATACAACCCATAAACGAAAAGTAAGATTTATACCAAGAACTCCTTCTAATTCTCCTCCTCCTAAATTAAGAGTAAGATTTAAAGACAATATATATACTATTATAGAATTGTTTAATAAAATTGATATTACTAAGAAGATTTAGCCTTTCAGTCTAAAACCTCTTTTACAAAGAGTAAAATAATTTGAAATATAGATATTTATATATTTCCAAAAATAGAAGAAATAGTAATATATAGAATAATAATAAGAATACATATTTGAAATAATTTTAGTCTTTGTAAAAGACCTTGTAGGAAAACTTTAGTTTTTCGGACAAGTTCTTTGTAAAAGGTCTTTTAATCAGAATCTGAATCACTATCACTTTGAACCTTTTTAGACTTTAATATCTTTAATCCTTTTGCCGTTGTTCTTGGTATATCCTTTAAAAATGAATCCAAATGATAATATTCCAACCAACCCTTTCTATATTTTTCATCTCTCTTACACTTACCACCTGTAATTATAAGAGGTCTCATATGTTCAGATGTAGCATCCTGATATATAGCATTTAACTCATCCTTATCAAGGTTTCCAGCCCATTCATTCATAATTGCGGTTCTTTCACGTTTTGAACCACCTAAATCAAATAAAACCAAATATGACGAGTTCTTACGCATAAAAGTGGGGATATCGTAGTAACTTTGACTTAAAAAGCAAACTGAGCAATTTTGTTTTCTTGCTCTCATAAAATATGTTTCAACCATAGAAAGATTCTTTGATAAAACCAAATCATCCCAAATGACAAGATGGTTATAGTGTTTGTCCATATCATCGAGTTTGGGCGTTGATGAAAGCCCTTCTTTAATAGTTATAGATTCAAATTCACCTTCTAAATACTTATATAATGGTTCGTCCTTATTTTGGGTTATAATTGCTATATCTACGAATGTGCCTTTATTTTGACCAAAAACCTTCAATAGGTTCAAAATAAAGTTCGTCTTGCCTGATCCAGACGGTGCAACCACACACATTCTGAACGGCGTTTTAATATTGTGTATATTGAAGTTTGGATTTTCAGTTTCATCTTTATACTTTTCAGGAATAATATCGTAAAAGTTCAATATCCCAGAGCTATTTTTAAGGGCATCGCCTGCTTGACGCTGGCGAAGACCTGCTGTTATGCATTGTTTCTTTGGAGGCATTAAATATATTATTCTATATCGTCATAAATTTATATTCTTACTAATTTAAATGTTAAACGATATA